ATCGTTGCTTCCGGATAGGAGCCGCCGAACAGCAGCAGCGTCGTCAACGCATGAATGCCTGCGAACGTGGTCTTCCCACTTTTCTTGGGGCAGCTGTAAAGTTGTTCCGGGTATAGCAGATGGCCGCTGTCATCGAGCTTAAAGGCGTGCTCGAGGAAGGCGCGCTCGGCGGGCAGAAGTTTGAACGGCTTCTTGGACTCGGGGTCGTGCAGGACGCTCTGGACAAAATCGATCGGCCGTTGTCGCCAGCGATCTAACATCATGCGGCCGCGCTCCCACTGATCGTCTGGGCGACCTCATTCATCATCGGCGTCGGCCGGCTGAGGCGGACGTAGATAGTCGCCCAGCGATGGCGTCACATCGCACTGACGCCGGTGCAACCCAAGCCGACTACCGACCCGGACCATCGATGAAACGACGGCAGCGTATTCAGAAAGCTCGATCTCCTGCCCCAGCAAAATCTTCGTATTGAGCGCGTTGAGCAGAATGGCCGATCCACAGAACGCCTCAATCAACGCAAGCTCAATCGCCGACAACTGCGCCCGGCGGCCCAAGTCCGTTTGAATCTCGGCCGCCAGCCGGTCGAACTCTTTGGCAGCGCTACTACGATTATCAAGCTGGTCTCGGCTAAGCAGTCGCACCTTGACGTTCCGCCCCGATCCAGAGCCCTTCCGCAATGAGGCCGCAAGCGGAGGTAAAACCTGCCGTTCCAAGCTCGAGCCACTGTTCTGGCCAGTGGTATCAGGATGCGAATCCATGAAAGATTATGCTTCCGAACCCAGCGAACTTACAAGGGTTAGGGGGACTTCAATCCCGCCCACACAATACGTCGTACCGTCTCGTGGGCAAGGCCGAACTGCATGGCCAAACTACGTAAACTGACGCCGCCTGCAGCGTGCGCCTGCTTGATGGCGGCGCGAATGCCCTCGGGCGTTGATGGACGACCGATCGCCTTACCACTCTTCGTCCCTCTCTCACGGGCACGCGCCATCCCCGACCGTACGCGCTCAACAATCATGGCGCGCTCGAACTCGGCGAACACCCCCATCATCTGAAACATGGCCCGACCGGCTGGGGTCGTGGTGTCAAGCCCTTGTACATGCAAATAAAGTTCGACGCGGCTGGCGTGGATCTCGCTCAGGAATCCGACCAGATCCTGCAATGACCGGCCGAGCCGATCGACCGACCAGGCCATGATGATGTCGAACCGTCGGCGAGTCACGTCGCGGCATAAACGATCAAAGTCTGGCCGCCGATCCCGCCCCTTGGCGCCGGAAATGCCATTGTCTGCAAAGACTTCCACGATCTCGTGGCCGAGACGCGCGGCCACCGCCCGGAGCTCCCGCTCCTGGTTCTCGGTGGTCTGATCGTTGGTCGATGTGCGCACGTAAAGGGCGGCTTTCATGGACCAAAAATAGTCACAAAACGAGCTCGTTTCAAGCCGTTTAACAGCCGGCTCTAAGCCATTGATATATAGTGTAGTCAATGGAAGACTTTTGAATGGCCTTTTGAGACACCAGAAATTAGAGGATCACCGCATGCCAGGCCTGCATTCTAGCAGGCTTGGGCTGGTATCAGAGGGCGCTAGTGGTGGCACTGGGTTTTTAGCCGGAAAAATGACCAGTTCCCCGGCCCGGAATTGGCCGTCTGAAAGTGGCTGGCTGCGACCGATTCCAAACAGATCCTGGCGGTACTGGGGCGCAGGAGGCAGCAAAATATTCTCATGCCACAGTTTCGTGGTGTGATTTAGTTAGGGCTGGAATTCCGGGCGGATTTTTTGAGTTTTCAAATGAGGGGGAGCGGACCGCCTAGGCGGACTTGAACAGTTGCCGGGCCGTCGTCATGGGGTTCCTCCTGTTTGGATCGTGTGCACCAGCTCTTCCAGCGCCGCCACCCGCCGCTCGAGTTCCGCCACGCGATCAATCTTCGGCGCTGCCGATGATGGCGCGGGCTCCCGCCGTTCGGTTGTCACCAGCAGCCCGTCCTCCCGCAGCATGCGTCTGACTTCGGCGCGCACGTTGTGCGGGGATCGCCAGTCACCCGGGGTGCCTGGAATCGTATAGACCCGCAGCCCGTGCCCGTTCACTTGCCAGCGCAATTGCCAATGCTTGCCGCCGCGGACCTGTTCGACGTCACGGATGCCGACCGCTTCGAGTTCGCGTAGAGCGATTTCAAGACAGGCGTTCCGCATAGAAACTCATCCTCAAGACCCCAATTTCCGAATTCTGGTTCTTAGTTTCTCTGGTTTGGTTTCATCCTTTATACGTAACTGTCACTGACAGTTTCCGTACGTGGGGCAACTCAAACCAGAAATTCCAATAACCAACTTCAAGTCCCGACCTTCGTCAGCCAAAAACAGGCCCTGGACTTATCAAGCCGGTCCATACTCAGCCGATGCCCCGCTTCGACCCGGCCGCTAATACCGCGCAGCCACCACCCCAGCCGCTTGGCCGAGATTCCGCGACCGCCACCGTCACGATCGCCCGCCACCCCTAGCAGCAGCTCCTTGAGCGGCTGCCGATTGAAGTCGTTGGCCGCCGGTGCCTGACAGGCCAGCTCGATGATCTGCCCAGTCGTGACCTTCTGGTCGAGGTCGAAATAGTCCGGCCACAATCCGAACAGCTCGCGAATATCACCAAGCTCCGGGTCCTCGTCTCGAGCCGAATCCATGCTCTCGACCGGGTCGGGCTCGCCCAGCCAGACCAAAGGGCTGCGAACCATGCGCGACCATTCGGCGTAGCTGCCGAGTGCACTACACTTCTGTGGGGCCCCCGCCGCGAGATAAGCGCGGACGATGGTCAGGGCCGCGGCGACGTAGGTCCCACGGTCCGCCAGTACTCGCCGTAACGGGTCGTGCCGAAATTCCCGCAGCTCCGGCCGCTCGTCCAGGACATCCAGGTTGCACGTGAGGCCCCGCCGAACCATGTCGCCTTTGAACAAGACGTTGTTGCCGGTAGCGAACACCGTCGTGTGGCACTCGCACTCCGGCATCTCGGAGCGGCCGAGGACGCGGATCTTGATCAGTGAGCGCTCCGTCAGCTGGCAGAGCAGCTCGCCGCTCAAATCACGCGTGCAGTTGTCAATCGAAATTATGGCGGCACCGCTCAGGAGCACGGCGCCGAGGCGCTTCTCAGTTTCCTCCATATTCTTGGAGGCGGTGATGACTGGACACACCCGCCCAGTGGCGACTGCGGCAATAACATCAACCAGGTAGCTCTTCCCGGTTCCCGGAGTGTGAGCCCGCACCAAGTACATTGGCGCCGTCGGCAGCGAGCCGCGCACCAGCGTGGTGAGCAAGCCGGAGATTGCGACCGAGCGATCACGTGGCTCAGCGAAAGAGAACTCGGCGAGCAGATCGGTCAATAACTTAAGCCCCGTCTGCGCCGCTTCACGGGTGGGCATCGGCATGATCAGCTCGTCGAGTCCGAGTGAAAGATAAAGTCCAGTAGCGACGTCGTAACCCTTATCGGCCAACAGCGACCCGTCGCTGCGCAGGGTCGGCGTAGTGATCACCCCGCTCACGCGAGGAACAGACCAGAGCCCCTTGCGAGCGAGTAGGGCCTCAGCAACCTGGCGCGGCGGATCGATAACGACCCAGCGCCTGCTCCTCCCGCTAAAACGCTCGAACAGGGCCGCGCTCGCCATCCACTCAAGTAGTGAGGGCACAACGAACGGATGCAGATTGGCGATGGTTGTCGTCCGTCCGTCCGCCGCCGTCGTCTTCTCGACGCAGGGGCGAACAAGTGTGCCAGCACGAAAGAAGATTGGCGCGCCGGCAGCGAGCAGCGCTCGCTCGGTCTCCGACACAACGCGCGGGAGCTGGCCGGCAATGACGCGGATGGTCGGCAGGATGTGAGGTGTGACATCGGGATCGGCTTTGCTATCCGCTTCATCGTTTGGCCCACCTCCATTGGGAGCCACGTTACTTGCGTGCTTGTCGTACGACCGCTCTACTTCATCGCGGATGCGGCCGGCATATTTGCGGGCAATCCCGTCCGGATACTTCTCGAACAAGCTGGTAATTGCCTCGACGCCCCAGCGCCGCCTTTTCAGCTGCGCCACCACGCTATGGAACGCGGCGGAGCGGTCCTCGGTGTCATCGACGCCGTTCCGGATTAGCTGAAGCAGGTCATCTGGAAGCGTCGTCTCGTCGCCATCGTCATCCGCCCGATTGCCATTCGCTGCATTACCACCCGCGGGTTTGGCGGACGCCGTCGGAAATGCCGCTAGCAGCTCGCTCGGACTCCACAGATGACCGGAGTGGGCGACGATCCGGGTCGGGTCGATGGTGAGCCGGCCACGCTCGCGCTTCGCTGTCGAGGGAAAGTTGGGCGTCCCGGCCACGCGGTAGCATTGCGTGATGACGCCGGTATCGAAGTCGGCGCCAGCGCTCCTGCGGATGGCCTCCCCGACCGGCTTCGCTTGTGCGACCGGGATCGCCCGATTGAGCAGATACCAGAGATGACGATTGCCCGGCGAGGTTTCGACCTCGAGCGTCGGCTCGGCGGTGACGTTACCGGCCTTACCCTTATCGGCATCGCTATCGACGACAAAGCCGAGGACCCAGACGGTCTCCTCAATCCTGCCGCGCTGCTTGCCGCGGAGCTCCGGCCGCACCGTGCGGGCTTCGGCGTAAACGTTGTGTCCGGCGTTAGCGTCGTCGATCGCTACCTTGACCATGGCCTCGACGTCGCCGATCTGAAACCGGCTCGGCACGACGTTGTCTTCGTCGAGGGGGTTGATCCGGCACAGCTGCAGAACACCCGTTCGGTCAGCGCCGTTGACGAGCTGTGCAGCATGGGAGTGGAGGATCTCGATGAAGCGGCGAACCTCCGCCTCGTCGACCGCAGGAATGTCATTAAAATCCATCAGAGCCCCCCACCCAGTCGGTAAAGGATGCTGCGCAGCCACTTGGCCTGCCGCTCGGTTGGTTCGCGCCAGACCGTGCTCGAGGCCATGTCATTAACGAACTCACGCTCGTTCCCACGCAGATGGCCGCTATTGCTCTGACAAAAGCGTGCGATTTCGTGCCAGGAAGGTGTGCCGTCGACGTTGTGAAAATCGCCTTGCTTATCCTCCACCGCACGCATGCCGGCGCTGTTCTCGGGCGTAGTGCGGCGGGCGCTCACGGCGGCTGTCCCCAGCAGCGCTCGCGATGTCCACAGAAGCGGCAGCGCCAGTCCTCGGGATCGCTAGTGAAGCGCGGCAAAAGCTCGCCGGCGCGCGTCGCCTCGATTATGGTTGCGGCCCGATCGGACCAGGCCTGCGCGCGCTCGGCATTAAACGGCACCAGCAGGTGCAGCCGCTCGCACGTATCGGCGTTGACGATCGTGAACAGCGCGGGATTAGTGACGTCGAGGTAGGCCTGATAAAGCAAGACCTGAGCGTGGTATTGCGGATAGGCCTTCTCGATGCCGTCGCGCTCGATTGCGTGCCAGCCCTTTGCACCGAGGCACTTATGCTCCCAAACGCAGGGGAAGATCAGGTAAGCGCCGGGCAGGTTCGGGCCCGCAATGATGATGCCGTCAGCGTGGCCGCGGAGCAATCCGCCGACCGCTCTGAAACCGAGCGCTTCGTCGGGTGCAAAGCGGAAGCCGGCGTTGACAAGGTGCTGTCTGCTCAGCCTCTCGAATACGTGGCCGCGGTGAAAGATGTCGCGCGTCCGCAGCGAGTGCGCCGAATCGACCATCCAATCGAACTGAGCCCGACGCAGACATTCACTCCCAATCGAGCTCGCGCCCAGGTATTGCCGATTGTTGGTCTCTGGCTCGCGCGCTGCCCCCTCGATCAAATCGTTGATCGCGGTGTTGATGGGTGCGGCCGACAAGCAGGAACGATTGAAGTCCACGACAGTTCACTGTCACAGGTCGTTGATCTCGCGCGGCGTCATCAGCGGCCCGCCCGCTGCAGCATTCGCCTGGCGCGCGATTACGGTCGCGCTCGAGTTTCTGGTGATCCCGGGCTCGCTGATGTCACGCGCGGTCACGGCTTTGCGGATCAGCCGCATGGCCGTGAGCAAGAACTGCGTTACAGTCTCACGTGGCCACTCGCTGACCGGCTTCGCCCAGTCGATATCGGGCATCTCCGCCAGTTCCGGCAGGATCGTCGCGACCGCGCCGGCATCCCACGGCTCCGGGTCGAGGCCGCTCGTGCGGATGGCGAGCTCGGTGTCGATGCTTTCGGCGGTTGCCTGCTCGGCGCGGGTTGAGATCCAGGCGAACAAAACGGCGGCGACGAGCCAGCCCCACTCGACGTCGCCCAGGCGCCCGATCGGCGTGCCGGGCGGAATGACGCCGTCAACCTTCACGACCTTACGCGCGGCCTCGATAGCGGCAGCGGTTGCCCGCCGCTGCCATGCGTCTTCGATGGCCGACGCCGTTGGGATGCCGACCGGGCGCTTCATGATGCCCACACCGGTTTGGCGATGGGCACCACAACAGCGGAGTCACCGGCGACTGGCCCGGCGGGGCGCGGCACCTGCTCGACCGTGTGCCAATCCTTGCGATCGGGCGTAATGACCGCCGCGATCGTGTTGCGGTCGGCGTAGTTCTCGCCGCTGCCGTCGTTTTTCGGGCGGCCCTTCTCGATCCCGATCTTGGCGATGAAGCGCAAGCCGTCGAAATCGCCGAGCTCTGCGGTGCGGGCCTCGCGCGCCTCTTTGCTCGTGTCGTTGGGCTTAATCCCGCGCGCGGATTCGAGGATCGCCCGAAATTTCCCGCGGGAGATTTCGGCGGCCTTGGCGTGGCCGTCGGTCGTACCGTTGATGATCGCGCGCTCCCACAGTTTGCGTTTCATGTGCGGTCCGTCGACCACAACGAACTCCATGTCGAGCATTTCGCACGATCCATCTTTGGAGCGCGTGAGAAGCCCGCCCTCGCCGGCTCCGCCGGGGTGGATCGTGAGTTGCACCGTCGCAACGGTGTCGGCCGGTATGAGTTCGGTACCCCGCTGCTCGGGGGCATCGGTGTAGTCAAAAGCCATGGCTAGTCTCCTTTGCTAGTTTGAGCGTCATCTGCCGCTCGGGCGGTGGAAAGCGGTGGGACGGCAAACGGCTTGCGTTCGGCGGGGCCAATCAGTTTGGCGATCAGTTCACCGAGGTGCGGCTTCTCGATCTGCTCAAGCCGACCGGCACGATCCTTCGCCGGATAGTTCCAGGGATTGGGAGAGGTACAGACGAACGCGCGCGTCGGCTTGCCGTCGCCGAAGTCGATCCAGTTCATTGTAATGATCTGGTCGACGATGCCGGGCAGCTCACGACCGGTCTTCGCGCCCTCCATCTGCAGCGCGAATTCATGGTGGTTGAATTCGTCGGTTGTCCTCTCGAGGATGCCAACGAAGACGACATTCTTTTCGCGTGCGTGCTGCAGCTGGTGCAGCCAGAGAAGCATTTCGCGGGCATGCAGACCGTAAGCGCTACGGATGTCTTTGGCTCCGCGCGCCGAAAATGCTTCTGGCTGCTGCTCGGCGTAGCGAAATGACAGCCGGCTCATTGCAGTGATGCTGTCGACGAAAATAGTCTTGTAGCGGTCAAGGTTCTCAAGCGCGCCGCCGACGCTCTCGAAATGCGCCTGCGAGTAGCACGCAGTCGGGGAGAACGATGGATTCGGCCCTCCGATCCGGCACGCCAGGTCGCGTGCGGTCGGCCAGTCATCAACGCAAACGGTGGGGACCGGCACGTCCTGTACGGCGAGATCGCCGGCCTCGCCCTCGACAAACAGCGTTCGCTTCGGATCGAGCGTGCGTAGGAGCGAGGTCTTGCCCACGCCCGCGGGCCCGACGATCAGGATCTTCGCACCGCGCTTCTCTGCAAGGCGAATGTCCGCGCCGATGATTTTCATAGCGCCCCCCCAAACTGTTTGTCACTTAGAGCAATGAGCGCCGCTTCAGCGCGCCCATGATGACGCTCAGCGAACTCCGGAAAGGCGATGTCGCAGCCGATGAAATCGCGCCCCAGCTCGCGGGCGGCGCGCAGCACGACAAACGAACCGGCGGCGGGATCAACGACGAGATCGCCGGGATTAGTGACCGCGCCAATCAGACGCTTGATCAAGCCAACCGGTTTAACTTGCGGATGTTCGTTGCGATCAACCCTTTCGGGCCATCGGCTAGAGATCCCATGGTCGCGCCACGTGCTTGCGATGATAGGCGGCTTTTGCAGGATGATGAGATAGTCGCCGCGCCGACGGGAGCGTTTGCCCATCCCGAGCCGCTGATTATCCCAGGCGATCAAATCGACGGGCTTAAGAATGTCGGCAATTCGAAGGTGACGCGATTCGCATATCCCAAACGTTTCGATCCACCGCATTAAGTAACCACTTGACGTAAGCACGCGAGCGCTCTCGCGACAGACGGCGTCAATGCAGGCCTCGGTCATCGCTGGCAGCCCGGCGCGCCCGCGTTGTCCAGCGCCTCCGTTGCCAAATTTCAGCCGGTCGAGCACGCCGCGATACTGCGGGTCGAAGAACGCAAGTGGCGCACTGCAATCTGGCAGCGATTGCAGCAGTGTCAGCGCATCGCCGCACTGCGCGATGTTGCGCTGAAACGTCACGGCCGGCCTCGCCGGCGCGCGATCTGCCACGCGGTTTGGGGTCGCTTGCGGTCAAGGACCTGCTGCAGTAGATCGGCATGGCCCCCGCGGATCAGCGCGACCGCGGAATCCACGGTCGCGGCGCCGTGGCCGCTAGCAATCAGACGCGCGGCGATGGCGTCGGCGGAATCAGGGCTGGAGCTTGCAGAGTAGCGCGGGCTTCTGTTAGACATCGCTTGGTCCTTGAGGTTGACGCCGTTTGCGGCGGCGTGAGCCCCAGCGGCGGCCGGAAACCGGCCGCCGTTTTCCGTCTTCAGCGATGACCAGTGAATGCCGCCTTCGAACCCGGATGCTCTAATGAAGCGCTCGAGAATGCGAACAGCGAAGTCAGACACGAGCCACCTTTGAAAAATTTCGGTGGCATTTAATATTCACACGTCGCTGCGACCGTCACGGCAGCTAAGTCGCTGATTTTTGCGAATTAACTGAACCGATTGATTTCTCTCGCAAAATCACCTTGCGCGCGACCCCGAGGTGGTGGATCAGCTGTTCCCGGCTAAGCTCGGAAAAGCCGGTGAATCGCCCGAGTGGTAACTGCTGCTGCTCGAGCATGAAATTTCCGTAGTCAGCGACTAGATCACACATCGCCGCTCCAAATTCGAACAGCGGTGTGCTGGTCATGCCGCGACTGTCATAGCTGTCATCGCGCGGCGGCAGCGCCAATCTCACACCGCATCGCTGCGCGGTTGCGACCACGCCTTCGAAGAACAGGCTGCGCGCTTCTTCATCGGGGCGCCCACGCGGTACGACTTCGCGGATAGCTTCGATTTGCCGATCGATGATTGAACGAACCGGCAGCTGCTCCTGCGTGGCTTGATCCTGGATCGTACGAATGACGAACTCGGTCCAGCTGTCGCTCTGGGATTGGGCGTCGGTGAGCGCTTGGAGGCCGCAACGTTTCAGTTTCTTAAGTAATTGCAGCATCGCGCGTGGGCTGTGCCAACCGCGCGTGATCATGAACGCGGTGCCGATGATGGTCGCATAGATTTCGCGGCGCAATTCCACCGTCAATTCAGCCCTCAGAGCGCGTGCAAGTTTCTCAAACGTCTCATCAGCGATCGGCTGTCGGTGAGCGTGCTCAAGCAAGCAAGCAGCGAAATAATCGTGCAAATCGCGCGGACTCAGCGTTAGGATTTTATCGGGGGCGCTTTCCTTTGCCAGCGTGAGCTGCACCAACGGCAAATCCAGCGGCGATGGCGCGAAAAGCGGTGCATCCCGAATTGCCGCTTTTCGCGCCGCCGCTCGTCTTTGATGACGGTTCATTGTCGCGAGCCCTCGATCCTTGTGGGATTTTAAACGATGGTGCCTCGCCGTCGCCCGCTGCGCCCCTTACCGGTCATCGCCATTCACCCTGCGCACCTGTAATTCCATAGCTTCGACAGCGGCCATGAGTGCTTTTTCGCGAGGGAGCCCGGGGTGCCGCACCTGCACCTTCGGCAGAACCTTCGTCACTAGGCAGGCCGGGCAGAGGTTGTGCGGTGACTCGCGCAATCGCCGTCGTACCGACAATGGCAAAATGTCGAAATAGCCGCGCATCCATAAGTGGCCGCCCGTCGCGATCAGGCAGAACGTTTGATTGATTTCATTTTGGTTGGCGCGTTTCATGGCAAGCGATCCGCACATCCGCACATTTCACTTCCGCCGCTTTACGCGCTTGCGTGTCCTCTTCCTCTTCTTCTTCGCCCGCGTCTCCTCCGATGTGCGGATGTGCGGATCGACGGGCAGATATCGCGCGAAAGCGTCGCTGAGTTGACTGAGCTTGTAGCCACGCGGCGAATAACTCGAGCGCTGGGTCGGGTGCACCACGACTGGATGAATGTCGTAGGCGTCAAGCAGGCGTGCGACCTGGCGCTGCGTGATTGGACCACCACGATTGTAGTCGACCCAGACAGCAGTCGGGTCTTTACGCAGGCCGGCGACAATGGCCTCCGACGTGAGTTCGGTCTTGCCCTCAAACATAGCCTTAATGGCCGCCAGCAATTGCACGCCGGCGGATGGCTGCCGCCCGCTTTTGCTCAAGTGTTCAGCCGCTTCACGCGCCCGCTGCGGCCACGCTCCACCCGCCAACTCGGCGATCGCTAGGAGCAATTTCCAGTTGGCCTCGGCGCGATTGTTTATGCCGGTCGGCACGGTCGGCTTTGCGTCCTTCATCGCCGCGGCATTGTCGACGGCCAAGCGTGCGAACTTGCGCCGCAGCATGGCGAACTCGGCATCGTCGAGCTGGTCGAATGGTTCGACCTCCTCGTCATCCCGCTTTGGCACCATGCGGAGCTCAATGGTGCGGGTGCGCGTCGTCGACGGCAGATTGCGGCCCAGCAACGCGATCGCCTTCGGCGTAAACGGATCAAACCAAACCGTTTGCCACGCGCCATCGATTTTGACTTGGCGGGGAATCTTGGCACCGCGGGTCCAGCCCGCATTGACGATATGCCGCAAATCGTTCTTGCGGACAAACAGGTCGTCGGCCTCGTCGACCACCAGCGTCGGCTTATGCGCGTCGACGACGCGAAACAGCGACGGGCCGGTTATTTCAACGTTGAGCGAAAATCTGGGCGCCGCGCGGCCGATGACCACGACGAGTGTACTCTTGCCGGAATCGGCCTCAGCGCTAGTCGCCGCCAAGATCGGTGAGTGAATTGGCACATCATGATCGTAAAGCCATGTGTGTGCCGTCCATAACACCGCCGCTGTCCGCTGATGGTCCCGTAGAACTACGTACTTGGAAATCTTGTCGGCGAGCTCCTGCAACAACGCCGCAGTGTCTACATGCTCGGGCCACAGTTCGGTTGTCTCGGTCGGTGCGCTGCCGATGCCTACGAACTCGTCGAACTCCTGGCGTAGTGCTATCAGCTCCTCACCCAGACGCACAGCCAGCTTTTGCAGTTCCGCTGCGTGCCACGCGACGGGCAGCTTGAGCAAATTTGAGAAAGTCTTCGCCTTGTCCTTGCTCTTCCTCTCGGCCTCTTTTTCACCGCGCCGTTTTTCACGCTCCTCCTCCTTAGCGCGCGCCTTCTGCGCGCGTTCTGCTTCTTTGGCGAGCCGCGCTTGCTCACGGTCTTCTGCTTTCTTTGCCTCCCGTTTTGAGTGCGCTTCTTCTTTTCTGACGCGGTCAAGTTCGCGCGCTTCAGCGGCGCGCTGGGCATCCTGCCGTTCGCGCTCGAGCCTTGCCGCCGCCGCGCTCATCGCGCGCTCGCGCAGGACCGCACTCACCGCCGCCTTCAATGTCGTGACGGAGACGCCAATCTCATTAGCGCACCTCGGCAGGAAAAAGCTACGCTCGACCTCGGATTGGTCTGCGAGGCGTTCGGCTTCAGTCTTCAGACGGCGGAGCTGCTCCTCGTCGTTGTCTTTCGCTGGGAACTTGAGAACCTTTTCATCGCGATCAGTCATCGCCATAGCTCCTTTCGGAAAATAGTATCGGCGGCGCTTCTCTGGTGCGGGAAGATGCCGAGGTTACGAGTTTCGGCGTCACAAGCTTTGATGCCGAACTCGCCGCGCGAATAGAGAAAGCCGAGAGCGCGCGTGCGGTCGTAGACGACTTGCATTGCTGAATGTCGGGAGTAGCTTCCGCGTCGATCTCGCCGCCAAGCAGATCGTCGCGTTGCGGGCCGTGCGCTCTATGGGCCGCGGCCCGCCGCGCTTTCGGGCGCGTCATCTCCGCGACCGTTGAGATGCCAAGCGCGCTTGGTGGCGCCGGCTTACATGCCTCGGACTCTGCGCTGCAATCTTGCCGGCGATTGCCGCGATCTCGCGGCGACGCTCGGCCTCGAGCTGCGCGGATTCACTTTTCGAGAGCTCGGCCATCTTCGCGTGCCAGGCATCGCGCGCTTCCGGCGTGATGCGAATGATCTTCGTACCCGGCACCACGAGCTCAACTGGGCCCAGACCGCGCTTCTTCAACTCGTGATACGTCGATTTCGAAAGATGCTCGGCGAAGCAAAATTCGGTGGGTGTCTGCGAGCGCCGTTCCGTGCTGTCCATGATCGTTGGTCTCCGCATGACTACCGCGAACGGCGGCGTCC